TCTGTGATATAGCCAACTTTTTCTGAATCTAAGAACATTTTCTGTTGTTCGTCTTTACCTAGATTTCTTTTGTCAAATTGTTTCTCAACATTCTTACTTAACACTTCCGCTGGTGGCTTGATTGTATATTGATACTCACCTTGTCTACCATATACTTTCATTGATTGAATAATATTATTGTCTTTATCTCTGTTAGTAGAAAAGCCCATTGCTCTTTTGGCAAAGAATTCGGTAACTCCCATATCTTTTGCAAGTTGTCTTGCTTCTTCTACTTGATGTTCGTTATGTCTAAACACAAGAAATTCCCAATGAGAATCTGCACCTGTTGAGATATATGTTTCCATTGCTAACATAATTTTATCCCAATATGTGCCTTTCCTATATATCCAGTTTGTGTCTTCAAGCCCATCAACGCTGAATACAACTGTAGAATTATTAACAGAGAATATCTCGCCTAACTCACGCCAGAATGCTTCATCTCTGCCACTTGCGTTTGTATTCATGTGAAATCTTACATTTGGATTTATAGACCTAAAGTGTTTCAAAATAGGAATCAAATCTGGGTTAGTCATGGAATCTCCATAATTACCACACATCGTAATCATGTTTAAGTTTTCAATAAAGTCTTCAGAAAACCATTCTTTAACTTGCTCAGTGGTCATATATGTTTCTGTGAATGTTTTGCTCTTTATGCCACCTTCTAGTCTTCGATTACAACTCGGACATTCAGCATTACATAAACTACTAGTTTCTAAATCTAATCTTTTTATATCTTTGTAGTTTATCATTTTAAACTTTCAATGTTGATATGATATCGTTAATAATTTTTAGTTTTTTCTTTCTAAAAAGTGTACGTCTTGTACCAGGATGTAAAGGTTTTGGCACGCAGTTTGTGTCTACCCAAGCATATCCGCCAGACTCATCGTTCATTTTTGGAATGAATTCTTCTTTGACAAGAATAACAAAAGAGTAGTAACTAAAGTCACCATTTCTTGCATGATATTGGTCTAGTGGATATATCTTTATGATGTCATTTTCAATATCTAATGATATTTCTTCTTGTAACTCTCGTAATAATGCTTGTGCTACATTTTCATTGTCTTCTACTTTTCCACCAAAGAAACCCCAATTTCTAGGAAATGACCCATCTATTGCTCTTTGTTGTAGAAGTATTCTATGTGTGTCTTTTGCGACTATGCATCCGCCAGCCGCCTTGAGTTTCGATTCTTTCATTATGGCGTTACTACTAGTTCCATTCTCCAATATCCAGCCTCATAAATTCCTTGGTATGTATCTGTCCATGATTTATCTTTGGCATCAAATTTAAACTGTTGTGAAGTCGTTGTGTTTGTTACGTATTCTCTAGTGTCATTAGCACTTGCGTCAAAACTCTTCACCCAATCAGTACCATTATACTCTATAATGTCATTAGTGTCAACTGCAATTCCCCACACACTGCTTTCTGTTGCAGAATCTAATGTCAAGTATCTTTGACCTAGTGCAACATTTGGAATACTGTTAAATCCTGGTCTTGCTGTTGAGGCATTGATAATTCTATCTACCGATGTTATTGTATTTGTCGGTAACGTAGCAGTGTCGATTGCGAATTCTAAAGTATTATTATCACCAGTAGTTGATAGTGTGCCGATTACGTCAGCATTCAAGTCATCTAACTCGCCATGGTATTTTAATCGAAGCCTTGAAACACCACTATCTAATGTGCCATATTCTTTAAGTACTGTTGACCAAGGAATACTAGCATCGTAATTTCCGTTTGCAAACGGAGTTGCTAAAACATTACCACCATTTTCATAAACTCTTAATGCGTAATTGCCTGGAGTTACAATTACACTTGACTGTGCGTTCAAGTCTGCAAAGAACTCAAATGCATCTGGGTCATAATCAAGTGTGTCTAAGTCTGTATAAGTGTATATGTTATTGATAATATTTCTGATAACATTTTGTCTTGTTACTTGTGCTGGTGGATTAATCCAAACTGGTATCTGAAATATCATTGTTGCGATATCAATTTGGTCTTCAATACCTGCTGGAATACCTCTGCTTGTCCATTGTAAGTCAGTCATCTCTACAGTAGTGATTGTCGTCCAATCGATTGGATTATCATTGTGTTGTATTTCTAATGCTGGATTAAATAGCACTAAGATTTGCTCAAGTAGTTGAAGTTTTTGGTCAGTGTTTGAAGTCCAAATATCAACTTGCATATTCAGTAAGTAAGGAACTGGCATTAATCTTTTTACACTATACTTTTGTCCCTGTTCTGCGGTGTAAGAGTTTGTATTTGAGTCGAATGCTCTTTCATTAATACTCACAGCATCATTGAAGAATGGCTCTTGTAATCTCTGTCTATCAGGTTGCAAACTTTGTACCCAACAAGCAATAAATGGAGCAGATTGTACTACATTCTCTGAGTTACCCTTAAGAATAGTTGCCGCCATACGAGATACATCTCCGTATCTTGCTGGTACTCTGATATAATAATCAGTTACTCCATCGTTTTTCTTTGAGCCTGTTTTAACTGTGAAGCCACTGAACATTCTTACAAATTGTAAGATATATCTTCGAATCTGATTGTCATAGAAATGTTTTTGTGCCATATTAGTCTACCTTTGGTTTAACTGCCTTCGACAGATTTACTTTGCCAGCAAGTGTTGTGCCGTCATCTAGTGTTACTGTACCTGAGTTATTAATAAATTGATTGTGTAACGCATGTCCAACTTCCCAAGCACCATCATCGTCATTGATTCTAAACCATTTGCTATCTCTGTATTGAAATAACCTTGACGGTGAATAATCTGTTCTTAAGAAATAAGAATCAGTACTTGGACTATCAGGAAATTCTTTACCGAAAGCCACTGTGGCGTAATCTACATCATCTGGATGATTTGATTGTGTTGCATACATTAAGTTATTAGTTCTATAGTCCCAGTATTTTCCAGGAACATTATCTTGTGCTTCTTGTACAACAGCATCAGTAATTTGTAGTTCTTTGTTGTACGTAGATAGAATATTCTTCAAGTCGGATGCTTCTTCACCAGTACCAAGAATATCTTTGTACTCTTGTGTATCTTGTAATTGTTTGCAACGAACACGCCAAATATGTGGCCACCAACCTGGGTCAAAGCCACTCGAATCTTTCGATGCTTCTTGTACTACCCAATATTGATTTACTGCATCTGGGTCTTCGCCATCGTTGCCTTCTAACATCATGTCTTCTCTCATGTGAGGCAATTCGATTACATCGCCAGTCATAATTTTGCGACCTAGTTGATTGACCATCTCGTTCAAATGGAGAGTGAACACTTGTTGGTCATTACCTAAGAACATACCGAACTGTGATAATTCAAAGTCTTGGTCAGATACTGTATATACGCCTCTAAGGTCATACACATCTGTGTCGTACTTTCTATCTCTGTTCTCTAAAAATAGTAAATCTTGTATTGCCGGTTTGGCAGGGTCAAAATCAGCATCAGTCTTATCTTGTGAGCCGATATACTTATGAATTAAAAGTGACGTACCGCCATGGTCAAAATGTGCTTTGACAGTTTTATCAATAAATTTGTAATCGTTACCCTTTTTAGGATTCCATAGGCTAAGTCTTGCCATAACTATTTTTCTCCATAATTTGACTTCTTACTGTATTTATCATATAATATAGTAATATAATTTCAAAATTATAAATAAAGTTTTAAGAAGGTACAATAATATGTTAATAGATGAAAATCAAGGATACTTGTCAATAAAAGAATTGCTATCACCATTTGCAGTGAGACAATTCAAATTGTGGGCAATGAACCCAGAGAATATACATCGTGGAAACGCTGTAAATGGGGAATACTACGGGAAACATCGTAAAGGTAGAGAATATAACATCTGCTGGAGTAAACAGCCACCAAGAGAAATGTGGGACCCCATAGTAGACAAATTAACTAGTCCTCTAAACGCAATGTTTAAAGGCAAACAATGGGATATGCATATCGTTGATACAATCACAACAAGACCAGGACAGTCTAAGATTAGGGCACATGTTGATACTCCTTATAGATTTGAAGATTTTGCTAGGTCAACAAATGATGAGTTATTTGGTGTACAAATTATTGTTCCGTTAGACAACTTCACAATAGAGAACGGTGCAACATGTATTCTTCCTGGTTCACATAAAGATAGATTTTATTACCAAGATATACAAGACAACCAAGAAGAATATAATGACTTACTTACATCTAAAGGTTTTCAATTTGTGTCAAAAGCGGGCGATGCCTTGATTTATAATTCGAGGACATTACACAGTACTATGCCAAATAATAGTGACCATTTTAGAAGTGCATTGCTAATGAATGCACTAGATGTCAACATAATTGAACGAATCAGAGAAATAGATTACAATACAAAAACTGCAAGAAAAAAGAAAAAATGACGGAAAACTTGACAAACTACTGCATTCGGTGTATAGTATTCTTAAATGTTGATATATAAAAGTAAATGAAGAGGGCAATGTGGCTATAAAAACAATGAAAAAGAAGAACAAAAAAGCAAATATTCTTTCAGATGAGTCTATTACAGGACTAGAGCCTGATTGGAAAGGCTCAGACACTTGGACCGCAGAAAAATATTATAGAGAACGTGCAAGAACTCCATATTATTATAGTTACTATTACAAATCTAAAGATTTTGTTCCTTGGGTAGTCCAATACATGAAAGACAATGGCTACTCTAAAGAAGATATCAAATCATATAAGGCAGCCGAAGACTGGAGAACTAAAAGTACTCTTGCAGGATATGTGAGAGCATTATCAAAGGGTATGCCAGAGAATCATGCTGGTATTCCTGAATACTTAGATACATTAGAAGGTATTACAGCAACATCTTTGTGTGATATTACTGATTCTGTCAAAGGACAAATAGAAGAGGTTATTTCTTTTGGCAAGATAATCAAAGAAGAAAAGAAAGAAGAAGAACAAGAAAAAGTTAATACGTATAAACCATCCATTCAACAACTTCTATTCAATAAGTCTTTAGAAATGTCAGAAGAGATAGATGAATATATTGAAGAGTTTGATGGTTCTTCATCGATGTTGACTACCTTTGACCCACAACGAATGCTTTTAATTGTTGGCGCAAAACCAAATCATGCTAAAATAATAGCATCATTATATCAGCCAACCTTTGACGATTTCTCAGAACTTGTAAATCCTCCTAGTACTAAAGGTATGTCAGAGTTTGATAAAGATATGCATGAGCAACTTAAAGAAGGTTATTCACATCTATCTAAAAGTGTAATAAAGAATCAGTTTAAGATGTACAAATCTATTATGGATGCTTGTGACAACATTGTATTAAAGGGCAAAGTGACAAGGAAGCCTCGTAAGAAGAAGCCAGTCAGTGCTGAAAAACAAGTCAGTAAGTTTAAATATTTAGACCATCATCCAGAAACTAAGTCAATTAGTGTGAACCCAGCAGAAATAGTTGGAGCCAATAGTATCATAGTATACAATTCTAAGACAAGAAAACTTGGAGTATACCATGCTCAAAATGTTGACCCTACGGGACTAAAGAGAGACGGATCTGGTCTAAGTGTAAAAGGAACGACTATTCAAGGTTTTAACCCAACCACGAGCGTCCAGAAGACACTACGTAAGCCAATCGAACAACTAGCAAAGTTCAAAAAGATAGCAAAACGTTCATTTCAGAAACAGTTTGATGAAATAAACAGTGTTGAAATCAAAATGAACGGCAGATTTAACGACCACAGTTTGATTATAAAAGTTTTTTGATAAATACTGTTAACAGTGATACATGTTAATGATATTTGAGGTCAAGAAATGGCAAAACAACGTAATAAAATAAAAAATGATGTAATTAGACAGATTAGACTATTACTCGGTGACGGTATGGTCGATATCGAATTGGATCCAGAACATTATGACCTTGCTATCGATATTGCAGTAGATAAGATTAGACAACGTTCAGAAGCGGCAGTAGAAGAAGATTTTTACACTATTGAACTAAAGAAAGATGTCGATGAATACAGACTTCCAGCAGAGATAACAGAAGTTAAAAAGATACATCATCGTTCTTTCGGTCATGGCATATCTGCTGGCGTAGACAT